ATACAACGGTATCACGGACGAGTTACATACTATAGAAGGAATATTCGATGCTAAAGGAAAAGCGGTTATCGATAAGAAAACTAAGGAACCTAAGTCGACGCCGAACCCAGAATGGCTACTCTTCGAGAAGTGTATGCGAGGAGATAGCTCGGATAATGTCTTCTCAGCGTATCCCGGCGTCAGAACTAAGGGCACTAAGAACAAGGTTGGACTCCAGGAAGCGTTTGAAGATCGCACGAAACAAGGCTACTTCTACAATAATTTAATGTTACAGCGTTGGACTGATCCGGATGGATTAGAACATAAAGTATTAGATGATTATAGTCGAAATGTAACATTAGTAGATTTAACAGCACAACCAGAAGAAGTAAAAGCAATAGTAGATGCTACTATACAAGAACAAATTAGTCACAAAGATGTCGGACAAGTCGGTGTAAGATTTTTACAATTCTGCGGAAAATACGAATTGAATAAATGTAGTGAAAATGCCGAATCGTTTGGTAACTGGATGAATGAAACTTATAAAGGTGTATTAAATGGCTAAAGATATCTTTTGGACCACAGTAACATTTAGTATTATACTTGGAATGTTATTATTGGCAGTATGGCCTGCTGATAAAAATCAAGTAGTAATAAAATATGATTGTAGAATGCTAATGGGCGGATGGCATCCCGATGTACCATTAGCAGTACAAGAAGAATGTAGAAAAAGGAGTAGTAAATGAGTTTAGTAGCTAAACCTGTAATAGACAAACAATTTTGGATTTTACAAGAAGATAATAACAAAGTTGGCAATATTGAAGCTTGTGCCGGCGGGTATCAAGTTAAAATCAATAATCAAATAGTAGCACAATACAAAACTATTAAGTTAGTTGAGCGTAACATTAATGTTACATTTGAACCTGCTGTTAAAATAGAAAAGAAAAAACTTATACCAAATTCTGTACATGGGTTTCTAACAGCAGGTCGTGTATACAATCCTATGTGGGACGTTCCACAAAAATTGCCAGTATATACAAAAAGCAAAAAAAGTCGTAGCTGGTATGCCGCAGGTTGGTATACTGTTCGCAAAGGACGCCATTGGGCCACTATGTTAAATCCTAAACTAATCGTATTACAACGATATCCTTACAAAGGACCATTTCACACACCAGAAGAAGCAGAACCAAAATGATTTATCTATTAACGTATTTTGTTCTTGATCACTTTGATGCTCCTAGCATTTATTTTAAAATATTTTGGGGTGTTATTATTATTGAGATATTATTTTCAATAGTAGGATCCATCGTTAAAGCAATATCAAACAACTAAAAAGGAAAAAATATGACAAATATGTTTAGAGATTCAGATAAATTTATGACGGCCTGTGAGCAAACAATCTCAGGCATGAACGACGAACAATTTAAGTTATATTGTAATTTAATTACAGAAGAATATGAGGAACTTGCTGCCGCTATTGCTGCCGGTGATCCTGTAGAAACTTTAGATGCGTTAGTAGACATCTTAGTAGTTACTATTGGAGCAATTAATTCCATGGGTGCAGACGGAGAAGGTGCGTGGCGCGAAGTAATGGCCACTAATTTTGCTAAGATTGATCGTCAGTTAGGCAAAGTTCGCCGCCGTGACGATGGCAAGATTCTTAAACCAGAAGGTTGGGAGCCGCCTAAGTTACAAAATTTCCTAAAACGCGAACACTAATGCTACATTTACAAAAATTTCTCGACAGAGTTAGGGGAAATGATGCTCGTGGGGGTAAGGACTTTACTATGCCCATGAGTGAAGCAAAAGGCATGCATGCCGACTTAACCGAGCTATTATTAGAGCTTAGACTACTAAAAGAAGCTAAACTAAGCCCTAAAGACGAGATTATTGAAGTAAAAATTGGGGGCGGTAGCTTTAAATAAGGAAGATATGTATGTATATTATGGCTAAATAGTATACTACCATGTCACGTCCAAAACCTATAATCTTAGCCGAACTTACAAATAAGTCCACATACAAAACTGAACAAGTTTTAGCTTCAGACGGTGTGTGGGCTGTTTACTTTGACAGTCAACCTGTTAATCTTAAAACATCTAATATGTTAGTACAATATCCTGGTCCTAAATACAAAAAGGTTAACTTCTCTAATCCAGGCCACGCTATCAACTTAGCAAAAAAACTTAATGTGCAATTTAAGACAGATAAGTTTAGTGTAGTCTTACTTAAACAAGGCGACCAAGTTTATCCTTGAGATAATCTTATGTCTCGCAACAAACTTAAACTAACTGAAGAACTTGTAGCTCAACTCCCCGAGGCAAAACGCATTAGTCCAGAGTCAGCTCGCATAGCATGGTGGTTCAATCTTAGGCCCAATGGTGGTTTACGATTAACTAAGATGGGATATGAAGCTCTAGCTCATCAAATTAAACTAGCACACTACGAATATAATGTTGAACCACTTACTATAAACAGTAAGATGATTATTGCCTTGGATCGCAAACTACAACAGCCATGGTATTTGTATACGGTTAAAATGATGCCAAGAACTTTGGTGTTTTTTGGTAGCAAAGAAGCAATGATGGCCAATTTATATGGTGATTTAAAAAAATTTCTTGACAATTATAGCTAACGGTGTTAAACTTACAAAGTTGGTAGTTGCGTAGGGCGGTTAGCATAATTGGTGAATGCCGGCGACTCATAATCGTCAGATTGGTTTGAGTTCGAATCTCCCACCGCCCACCATATACTAAAATTTAATATTGTTAGATTTGTCAATGCTAAATAGCTGTATGGAACAGAACAAAAAACCAGTTAAGCAGTATTACTACTCCGAAAAAGAGTGGGCAAGATTAGGATGTGGCCCACGACCAGCGGAGCGCAATCGTAATAAATTAGTTGAGGAAACTCAACAAAAAGACAAAATAATCTATATAGATTAGGTATTTTTTAATAAATACTAGCACTAAAAAAACAATAGATTTACATGGAAACTTATATCATTAAAGAATATTGAGTAAGAAGTCCATAATAAAAGGAAAAAATAAAATGGGAATTTATACTCATATACACCTTGGGCGTGAAGCTACAGATAATGAACTTCGGCAACAGTACAAGAAAATAGCTGAGTTAGAAGCAGCAGGCATACCTGTTGGGGGTAGGACGCCGATTGGCGATGTTCCGTATTATAATCAACGCGAGTGGCAGACCCTTGATGCGGCTAATAATTGGATAACGTTTGTTAATTATACTTTTAATCCAGGGCCAATTTCTGCTGTAGTGGTACAAAATTAAAGAATTGTTGTAACTCCTTCAAATTGAAGGCATTGCGGACTCGGGTTCAATTCCCGACATCTCCAAAAAGTGCATTTGAAATAGTGTACTTTTTGGGGATGACTTGGCTTCGACGTGGTGAGATAGAAAAGAAGGCAACACAGTAGGCGATGACTGTAAATCAAGCAAATCTCGTAAATGCAAACGCAAATACAGGCGAAGTAACTGTTTCAGGTAAGAACATCAAGTTCCGCACTTTAGCAGCCAAAGGCCAATCTTTAGCAGTTTAATCACTGCTTAGGGTAATTATACCTCGTAACAGAAAATAGTAGATAGGGACTTCGGTCCCTATTCTTTTGATGAAAATATGTCAAAAAGAGCACATTTTTATTGCGTCACAGCAAAATTTGCTATATACTAGTAGAAGTACTAATATAGAAAGGGTCTACAATGAAGCTAATCACAGCAGTAATTAAACCTTTTAAACTTGATGAAGTTAGAGAAGGTCTAGCAGAAGTTGGTGTTACCGGACTAACTGTAACCGAAGTCAAGGGATTCGGACGTCAAAAGGGACACACCGAGTTGTATCGCGGTGCCGAATATGTAGTAGATTTTCTCCCCAAACTCAAAGTAGAAGCTATTGTGGACGACCAATTGGCCGAAACCACAATTGATACTATTATAAAATGTGCTAAGACTGGCAAGATCGGTGATGGCAAAATTTGGGTTACCACGATTGACGAAGTTATTCGCATTCGTACAGGCGAATCTGGCAAGGAGGCCGTATAATGAAACATCTATTAACAGCGTTGGCATTATTTGTCATGAGTGCTGTGGCCGTTGCCGCAGATGCTCCTGTACCTAATCCTGGTAACACAGCATGGGTATTACTTAGTACAGTATTAGTAACATTAATGGCTATCCCTGGATTAGCCTTATTTTATGGCGGTTTAGTTCGCAGTAAAAATATGTTATCGGTACTCATGCAAACATTTGTAGTATTTGCCTTGTTTGGTGTACTATGGACTGTGTTTGGTTACACACTTGCCTTTACAGGTGGATCACCATTCATCGGTGGACTTGACAAGTTGTTCTTGTTAGGCATTACTCCTGACTCAGTGGCCGCAACATTCAGTAAAGGTGTTGTTATTCCTGAGTTGAGTTTTGTAGCATTCCAACTTACATTTGCCGCAATCACTCCGGCTCTTATCATTGGTGCCTTTGCTGAACGTGTTAAGTTTGGCGCATTGTTAGCATTCTTAACCATCTGGTTTATCTTTGCTTACTTGCCAATGGCACATATGGTATGGTACTGGGATGGTCCTGATGCTATTACTGATGCTAAGTCACTCGAAGCAGTTACAGCCGCCGCTGGTTGGTTGTGGGCCAAAGGTGCGTTAGACTTTGCTGGTGGTACAGTGGTTCATATCAACGCTGGTATTGCTGGATTGGTTGGTGCTGTTATGTTAGGCCGTCGTGTTGGCCTTGGTAAAGAAAATATGAGTCCACACTCATTGACATTGACCATGGTTGGTGCCGCGCTGTTGTGGGTAGGTTGGTTTGGCTTTAACGCTGGATCTAACTTAGAAGCCAACGGTGTTACTGCACTGGCATTTGTAAACACAATGGTTGCTACAGCAATGGCAGTTCTTAGTTGGGCAGGATTTGAAAAGCTGGTCAAGGGTAAAGCAAGTATGTTAGGTGCCGCTAGTGGTGCTGTAGCAGGACTTGTTGCTATTACTCCGGCCGCAGGCTTTGTAGGTCCAGTCGGTGCGTTGGTGATTGGTTTTGTTGTTAGTCCAATTTGCTTCTTCTTTGTAGATAAAGTAAAATGCACTTTTGGTTACGACGACGCACTTGATGTATTTGGTATCCACGGTGTTGGTGGTATTGTTGGTGCTATGCTAACTGGCGTGTTTGTTGCTCCATACTTAGGTGGCACTGGTGTATACGACTATGTGGCTAACAAGGTAGCAGACTTTGATATGGTTGCTCAACTTACAG